AGCAAATAGCCAACAGGAACCAGGCGAACAGATCCACCACAACACGAACCAAGGCAGCCATGGACCAGGACAGCTCTTCTGATGAGGAGTCCATACAGATTATAGACTCGGATGAGGCAATAAGAGTTCCTGACACTGTCAAGGGATGTATCGAGGCATCTAAGCTTGCGGTGGCTGATTACTCGAAATATGCTTCAGGGATAAAAGAGGAAGGAATCATCTCTGTAGCCATTATTGCCCTAATCGCCGTCTTTCCGAGATTACATGGCATGTTTGAGAAGTATCAACAGGGTGAAAAGTCTCCGGGGAGGGCCTGGCACGGCACCAAAGACCAAAATGAAGCTCTCCACATTCAAGGAGGCGACATGAAGATTACCAAGGCAGTTCTTGCATTGCTGTACTGTCTAGTCAAAAAGCCAACTGCTCACCCTACTGAACAGATAAACAAAAGGTTCGGAGCAGCTTACGTCATGATTAAGGGTCCTGGTGCAGTTCCCGCAGGTGTTGACATTCCGCCTGCGCTAGACATCTTAAAAGCAGTGGCGTGGCTAAGTTCCCAATCACTTGACACTCAAGTTATCAGTGTGGTCCTTTCCATGAAGAAACTCAACAAGACCCAAGATGCCATTGTCCAACAGGTTAGACTGGTTGCATCTGAAGCTGAAATGACATCTTTCAAAAGCATAGAAGAGTACCTTACTTCCCCCCCAAATGCCTCTGCACTACTACCCGGAGTCGGACGCGAAATTGCGGAGTATGTGAGCCTAAGGGATCGGCTCAAAGAGCGCCACAAGGACCAATATCCGATGATTAAGTTACTAAGGCTCCCAGGGCATGATGAGCTTGTGGCTAGCAAGTTTCCAAATCTAGTGGCTGTGGCCAATGAGAACAAACGGAATCGTGATCCTACCTTTGTGAACTTTAAAGAGCGGAATTCAAGCAGACATACTACAACCGAGATCAGGGATGCGATGCGCCGTCCACTTAAGAGGACACATACATGTGGCGATGAGGACTTGCAGGCTGTTGTTAAGTGTTTTAAAATATCTGAGGAGGAAGCCAAGACCTCTGAGCAACCAGTCCAAGACAAGCTCACGGCTCTCCTCGAGCGCTTAACCAAGTCGCTCCCGGGCCAAGGGCCAAGTTCGAGTTAACAAAAACATGAACAATGGCGAACAAAACAGTAAGCACCGAAGCCTACACCAGGGCACTACGCAGAATCATTGAACATTTAGAGCATGTCTACATCGAGGAAAAAGGCGCAGACGAAGACGCACAAGTCGAAGGTCGTTCTAGAGTCGGGGGCCGACAGAGTCCAGTACAACCCTTCGGTAACCAGGGAGGAGTTGACAAGAGTGGCCAGGAGGGGGAGCAGGTCACGCAGTCCACACCGCACTCCCTCAGACCCAGAACCACTACCCGATCAGGAGGAGGAGGAGGAAGCCACGGAGGCAGCGGTAAATAATGCTATGTCTGTCATTAACCAGACATCCTCTCTTGCAGAGGCCATTGAGCTATTAAAACAAATGGTAGCAGGGATTACAAGCACCAAATCGCCTCAAGAACAAATGATGAAAGATATCAAGGATATAAAAGAAACATTGAACAACCTCGAGGAATCTATCGCCGAGATCAGTAGGCACATCCATCAGCTCAGTCTTAGCGGGATAGTTGGGAAAGCTATACCATCTACAACGACTGTTGATTTTTCCGCTGGAAGTACACTTTACCCTCCACTCCCACACAATGCCCCAGGCCCCTCTGCTCCTCCTCCTGCTGCTACCGACGATTACCCCTTTTAAGACACTTCGGTGCGACACGTCAAGTTCACCTAGCGCCATCAAATATGTACCCCCCAAAGTTGATTTAGGTCTCCAGAATGCAACCTGTACGGTTAAGGCAAAAAAGCGAATCACAGAGGGGATGCAGGTCGAGATCCATGCCTGTTACAAGATCACTACCTATACTTCGTGGGGTGTCTTTCAAGATTGTGATGCCAAAGAGGAAATCACACGCCAATACCCCGGCTGCATTGTAGGTGACGAAATCCCGAGTGACCCATGTACTGCCTGGTGGTGGAGAGGAAATGGGCCAGATATATGGAAATTGGCATCTCAGCGATACAAGACCGAAGTTTGCATCTGTCTCCCTTCAGTATCTGCCACCGTAGCCGTGTCGAACCACCCTCCGCCCATATACTGCTCGTTTGATGACTGCTCGACATGCACAGTCAGGGACCTTGCGGCCGGGCTATGCACACTTCGCTCCATGAAAGATATCAAGTTTGTGCCCAAGGTTTTGGAAGCTGAGGAGCAAGAAACCGACGAGTCAGGGGTGTTTCACTTCCACACACGGCATATAGAACTCCCGACCTTCCATAGCTCATACCCGCTCACAGCAGACCTCAAGTACAGCGATGCCAATATCAAGATTGAGTGCAAACTTGTTCAAAGGCCCAGAAGGCGGAAGCGAGATGACGTTCAGCAGTATGTCTTCGATGCTCTAGCACCTCACCTGGCTGAGTCGAAAATGACCTCCTGGACAATCTCCACATTACAGGACACTATTCTATCACAACCCTTAATAGACTACACAAAGTATGTCCAGGCTATTCTAAAGAGGAATGACATTGTTGGGACTGTCAATTCAGGGTTAGTCCTTTATTGGAGTTGTGACCAAGTGAATGCTGACTTCCTGCCGTGGACCAATGACACCTTCTACCCCCCGGTAACTGTGAATGGATCTCTCCAATACCTGCATCCTTATACTGGCATACTATTCTCCTCGTCACCACCAGCCCCCCATGGACTATACTCACTCATTTATGTGGACACCAAGCATTACCTTGGATCTGTTGGATCAGGAACCACTCCACACACAATATCGACCACACATGTTCTCTCATCGGCCTATGAGAATGTAGAACTTGATGCTCTCCAAGACTTCCGCCTCGGCAGCCACTATATTGACCCCACATCCGTTGCAATTGGCCCTCTTCAAGACCCTCTTGCTGCGGCCCATGAATCATCCAAAAGGCTTCTTGATGCTGCTGCTTTGCATTCTGTAGGACTAGGTTATGTGTACCAGTATGATCCAATGTATCTTATTAAGGATCTTCTTGTTAAGGTAGCTACTATTGGTGGTGTCATGTATTTCTGTTATTGCATGTTTATCTGTTTTAAGTATTTGTATCACTTCATTGTATGGGGCCAACTAATCCTTAAGCCCCCAGCATTAATCCCTTAATATGTAACCATGCACGTTTATTGATTAAAGAAAAACATGAAAATGGCCGGCAAATATCCCACAGTTGATCCCGAGAAGTCAATAGTTCAGGGGTATCATAGCTTATTGCTACATGTCGAGTTCAGGGACTCCAAACAGTTCATGAAATTTGCTTTGACTAGCACAACAACAACGTTCCATGTTCCTAGAACTACTGCCGTTCTGACCATTGACTTTGAGCCCGCCAACCAGGAAGATGTTTGGATGTACTATGAGTGGGAGCCAACCACTTATAGTAGCCTTAAGCTAATTCTGCCAAAACCTGGACAATTCCCCATCTCAGGAAAGATTAGGCTATCCGGGGAAGCAGGACAACACGCACTTCGGTGCGACTTTAATGTTGCTGACTATAGAATCATCTCAGTCCCTCCTGGCCCCTTAATGCACAGAGTTGTGAGATAATGGCCACGCACAGGACCGACCAGGTACTTAAATCACCTCTCCTAGGCACTGAGGTGTCAGTTGCCCTATCAGGATCTAGACTCCCACATCATCAGAGGTTGATCTCTAAACTCGTGGGGGGCTACAAGCTACTTGACTCTAAGCTTTATGCTAAATTTTTCTTGTCCTTCTCATGCATGTCTTCGCCTCTTTCTTTCAGATCCATGCTTCCAGTGGCAAAGCGGTTGTGGATGATGACAGCAGGGACCTGGGCGGCTGATACTGCCTTAACCAATCTGGTGTACCAGAAACTGGACATGTTTTACTCTAATACACGCCTTATATCCACTTTAGAAAAACATGTAGTCGTGCAGCGACTGATACAGGGTGTCTCATTTTCTCAGGCAGAATCGATATCTCAAGTGGTGGGCAACCTTAAGTTTGATTTTGACCAGTCTCTTGTTCTTGTCACCTCCCACACACGCAAAGAGCAGTGCCTCATGACATACAACCACTTTCTTTCATTTGCAGACACGCTGAGATCGAGGGTGCACCTACTCGTAGCAGCCCTAGCAGAGGACATGCTCACCAAATACCCCATTCAGGTATTAGAGTATGTCATACTGCTCATAGACTGTATGGATGAGTCCTGCCTTAAGCTAGACCATGACACATACTTCAACACAGTCAAGTCTGTTTATCCATACTCTCAAGGGTCAGTCTTAAAATACCATAACCTAACCGTTACAGACACTAGTTTTGTTCAGGTAACTGAGTCCGTAAAGCACACACTACCACAAAGATTGTTGCATGCCATCGACCATCTATCAAAAAATCACCCTATTGCATGCCTTGAAATCTTTTCTATTACTAAATGTTTCTTTTTTCCAGAGATCAACCTCAAAGAAGGAGCAGAAACCCAGTTCACAAGGATGCGACGCGAGGTCACAGATTCACATCTCCTATCACACTACGGGACTGAGGTGCGCAACATGTTTGTGAAGGAATATATCCGTGGATATTTCAAGAAACATAACCACTGGCCACCCGTCATCATCAACGAAGAGGCTTGTAAAAGCATCCTGACAGCTTACGAACAGTCTGACCTAGTCCCCACCAGGGTCCACCACAATGAGTATCGCCACGTAACACTTGATTACCAGGGAAAGGGACTAACTTTTGAGCCTGACCTCAGTGACATTGTTACAGACAAGGCCATAATCGAATCAAAGGACCACTGGACATGGGAATACAACGCCCATGCCTACCGGATCAAGCACTCGGAGAGCCTAATCAGAAGCACAGAAACCCCAGGGGTCAAGAGACTCATAATTGCACTGTTACAGGGGCGACTAGACAATGTTGAAGAGAAGATGGAGCCCTTCATCAACGGCAGAGTCCAAGCTAGAGACCTTGTCACTGTGCTCGTTCCCAAGGAGAAGGAGCTTAAGGTTAAAGGCCGCTTCTTTTCAAAGCAGTCGTGCCATATCCGCCTTTACCAAGTACTTGCTGAGCTCAATGTGAAGAAGGAAATTATGCCCTACATAAGAACCCACTCTATGACAACCGGTGCTACTCAACTTTCACACATCTTGGACCGAGTTGCACAGCAAATCACATCACGGAATGCATTCGTGATAAACTTGGACTACGAAACATGGTGCAACACGTTTAGGCCTGAGTTCCAACAGCCGATATGTGATCAGTTTGATCGAATGTTTCGGTCTGGCTGTTTCTTTCAAACTGGATGCTGGATGCCAGCAGGGACTATGTTCATCATGCAAGACAGATTCAACCCCCCCAAACAGGGTGCGCACGGGTTACCTGTTGAAGATGGGCAGACCTGCGTCCATGGAGCTCTTACTATGGGAGAAGGGATGCGTCAGAAGCTCTGGACTATAATGACAGGGTCGATGGAGCAGATTGTTTTGGACAAACTAGGGCTTAAAGGAGAAGTACTTGGACAAGGAGACAACCAGACACTCATTGTCCAGTGTCCAATAGGCCAAGACAAAACCGCCTGCAAAGACTTGGTGCTGGAAGAGCTGCGCAAGTATGCTCTGGGGTGTGGGCTCTTACTCAAGCCAGAGGAATGCTGGGCAAGTGACGTGCTATATGAGTATGGCAAACGCATGTACTTTAAGGGAAGTCCAGTATCCAATTTCTTGAAGATATTTTCAAGGATAACTGACAGCACAGGGGAGGTTTACCCCAATATTTTCTCGCGTCTCTCATGCCTGAGCTCGAGCTGCCTGTCAGGGGCCCAGGCAGACTTCACACCCTGGCCATCAATCATCTCCGGTATTGTAGTTTATACAATAGAGCAACACCTGCTATTACCCTTGGAAATTACATCAAATATCCAGCTAGCATCAGCAGTTGCAGCTGTTGGGCCTGTGCTTGGAGGACTCCCATCTCCAGTTACTCTTCCGTCAGTATTCTACAGAGGGATGGCTGATCCCTTGACGTTCCAACTAAGGCTCCTCAAGGTTGCACTGTCACAGGGCCTTTCGTCAGCCTACCTCCACCAAGTGACAAAACTTCAGTTCCAAGAAACTCCGTCAGCATTTGCGCTATGTGTAGATCCTTGCTGCCTAAACATCATTCCGCTTCGGAGGCCTGAGCGTGTACTCAGAACATGGATAGAGGACTCGCTGTTTGAACAGACATCATCAAGCAGAATCATGTCGCTTGTGAGAATGGAGCCCGTAGCCAGAGCCGAGGCACTGGCATCAACACTTATGCGGATGGAGCCCAAATTCTCACGACTGATGAGCTACCTGTTCACAAGAAGCAATGCCGCCTACGGTATTTCGATCCTGGATAAGTTCCAGAAGTCAAGCACAGTGATCGCACTAAGCCAGACTATGAACATGCGGAGCATAGTGGAGGAGTCGAGGTTCTTTCAAGAACACATTGTCTCCAGTATTCTATCGCCGAATACGACAAAGGTCAACATACTGGACTATCTACATGACCAGTGCACATTCACAGCAGCTGAGAGGCTTCGGAGAGACAGCTGGAAATTCCCGGTCCCAGGTGCTACAATGCCATTTATTGCGGAGCAATTCACTCTACAAAGAACAGCCACACCGGATGAAGTCCGTTCAAGCATTATATTCACTGTGCCAACTGGTGTAACGCCAGCAAACTTGATACTCAGGGGGTCAAACCCGCTATATATCGGGTCAAGGACATTTGTGAAAGTGACCCGTGGATCCATAACTGGATTGCCAATTGGCAAACTTGGAAAGATGGCAGAGGAGTTGGTTGCTGTTTATGACTGGCTAAAGTTGAAGGATGTTGGGGATAGTGATGGACTAGTTAAGGTCATGAACATACTGCTATCGGAGAAAGGAGTCCAGCTTCCTGAAAATCCCGTCGTAACCGGGGGCACACTAACACACAGACTCCCGACAGCATCTGATGACAGGGCTGGACTGTCAGGTTCTATGAACACTGTGTCCACCCACGTCAGGTTCACAACTGACTACATGACTAACTACTCAAGGTCCAGCAAGGACTTCACTATACACTTTCAAGCTGCTTTTCTGCACGCTTTAAACGTAATGGCATCGACCGTGCATGCGAATTGTCTAGAACAGGGCGTTTACTATCTGACAGCATGTTGTCCCTCGTGCACACGCGAGATAGGCGAGGAAAAATTCACTCTGGAAGGGGAAAGCCTCTACTCCGGAATCCCGTTGGAAATGTTACCTGTACAGTTCACTCCTATTAACTACACACTCACAGGTGACCCAGTTATTTTAGCTTCACACATGCTCGGGTGCGAGATCTCTGAGTCTTTCTCATTAGAAAGCAGAGGGTTGTCCTCTCTGCTCGACTCTGGCCAGTCACCAGGCCGACTTGAGAGGTTGTCATTGAGCCATGTCGCCTGTTTGCCTCCGAGAGTTGTGTTTTGTGGGATGTGGTATTGGGCCTGCATTCATAGACGCCGCCACCAAGCGATAAAGTCTCATATTACCGCTGCGGGATACGTGGGGACAATATCGCCCACTCTTAGATGGGTGGTACGGTGGGCTGCAACCCTCTCTGATCAGTGTTCCTTGTCATCACTTGCAGGGGAGTTGTGTAATGAGGAGCTACTCATTGTACCCGGGGGAAACACTCGCTCTATACTCTTGTCACAAATGATCCTTGCTGGGTTTGGGCTACGGAACGAGAATGCCGTACGTATGCTTCGGAGATACAATGCCGAAACAACCCACAACTATTGCCAATCTGCTCCGCCCTTAGACTCGCTTTTGGGGGTAGTAAAACAGGAAGTCTCCACTCGCAAGACTATTATTCCAGAAGTGCTATGTACTAACGAATATGCAAAGGCCCCATGCCACTCCCATAATGCAAAACTGTCACTAACGCACGTTAACATAGGCGATGAAGCTCAACTGCTCAAAGCTTTTATAGCTAAATATTCTGTGGGGCTTATGGTTGTCTCTCCAAATACCCCAAGCCTCATAGTACTGGACTTGTGTCATGTTACAAAGGTTGTTATTGACACAAAGGGGGACACTACACTGTTGGATAAAGCCTACTCACTAGATAGTTGTGGGGCAGTAAGGTTGCGGCTAGATAGTGACTTATCTCTCTCAACTGTTAAGTCAGCTCTGTACTACTATGTTTACGGTCAGCCAAGGCCCCTATCCCAGTCCAATGCGCTGGTGGTTGCATCACTCGATGAGCCGCGCTGCGTCGCCCCCTGTGGCACTACCTCCCTCATAGGGCTCTATCAAGGACAGGAGCTTGTTGATCTGTCTGATATGGGGTGTTTGCCCATTAGTTCTCCATGTCCTGCTCTTCTCCCGAAGAGAGGCAGCATGCTCAAAGCAACTGTTAAGGCTGTAGGTTCAATCATAACATCCATTTACCAGTTTGGCGCCGATTACGCTCCACTGCGCATGGACTGGGGTGGGGACATTGGGTCTGACAAGGGGGGGACACACATAACTGACATGATCAAGCAGTTACACCAACTGCTCGAGTTGGTGAGGCCTGCAGTAGGCCGGCCTCGGCGGGGGAGGGTAAAGTATTACCTTCGTCAAATCAGATGGCCATTGACGACAGGGTATTTGGTGTCATTGAAGCCACCTGGGAGCTACCTGTGGGTTGGGGGTGAAGGAGACCCAGGGTTGGGATGTCTCTACCCTGACAAGAGTGTCGATATAACTCTATTGTCTCACTTGTTGTAATAAGCTACACGGCTTACCTCACAATGTCAAACACTGTAAGCTTAACTTTGTAGATATGATGGTTTTTGAAGTAATATTTAAGAAAAACATGGTGCATGGTGCGGGGATTGCTC